GGGTGGCCATGTTAGCGAGTGTATTAGCATTCTCTAATGTTGCGATAGTAGCGTTAGCTGTTTCTAATTGAGTTCTCAATAACTCCATCTGTTCAGCTGAGCTAAAATCTAACTCTCCACCTCCTGCTAGTTGTGTTTCTAGCTCTAATATTCGTCTATTATTCTCTAATAATTGTCCTCTTAAAGAAGCAACTTCATCTAATAGAGGTTGAATGCTTTCTAACTGAGTATCTATTTTATATAATTCTGAGCTTCTTTCTACTAAGTACTGGTGGGATTGTTCTTCTCCTTCTACGGGAATTAAAGCGTAAAGTTTATCGTATAATCTAAAAAGTTCCTGTATAGTATCAGGATCAACAACAGGTTCAAGCTCTTTAAAAAACTTAAACTTACTATCGATTACTCCCGTATAGCCTTTTCGGTCAAATACAGTCTTTTTTATTTCTACTTTCTTAGCCATTTCGTACTACCTTGAATACTTGATCAGTATCTATAATAGACGTAGATCCGTCTATTTCAGTCTTAATTAATAATCTATAATATCTTTCTGGTTGCAACCCTTCCATATAAACATCAAAATAGTTAGAAGTATCATCTGCGCTAATTTTAGTATAAGTTGAATCAAAATCGAATATCATTTCTTCAGTATTCTCGTCTCTTATACCCCAATAAGAAGCTGTAGGGAGAGTATAGTTAGTCAGGTACGCAGAAGAAGTTGTAAATGTTCTTGTTGGATATTTAGGTCTAGAATGTATTCTAAATCTCTGCTTACCTTCATCTGTGTAGGTACCTTTATTGTTCTTAACTGTTATAACTGCTTCTGAGTCTGATATTTCATTTAATGTAGAAGAGTGAGTATAGTCGTCCCACTTAATATCTAAGCTAGGAGGATAGATAGTATTAGTATCGTTACCGTAGTATTTAATACGTATAGATGCCGAAACATTATTTTCTAAGTTATTAGGGAGTTTAACTATATATCCATTATTGTCTATGCTCTCACTATAATGCATCAATACAGCTTTGGTTATATCTATATTTAAGTCTTGATCAGTTGTTTTACTAAATGCTTGAGTAGCTTCTAAATTTTCTGTAGCTGAGGCTGTATACCAAGTACCGCCGCCTACTACATCGCTTTCAAAAGATGCTGTAACGTATGTGTCAAAACTTGCAGTAGTCCAATAATCGCTTGTACCTGCAGTTCTATAATTCCAGCTACACCCGGTCTTATTTATAGGAGTATCTCCGTATTTACCGGTACCTTCATCCCAGGCTTCTGCTAAAGGGTAACAGTGTAGACTGTATGTCACAGGAGCTTCTTTAGCAAAATTTAAGTATAGGTGTAAATCTGCTTTTATGGTGCCGCCGCCGGCTTTATTATTAACAATATCCTGTATCTCTGCAGTGTCAAACTGTATTAATGTTCTTAGAGTCTGTCCACCAGCAGAAGTATTATATCCTCCTACCTCTAGTAGTTCATCTCTACCGTTATTGGCTTGTTTCTTCTCAGTTCCAATGAAAGAATCTTTTGTACTAAATAATTTATATATTGCCATCTTATAATGTTGTTACTCTCCCTTGTATGTCTGAGTTAGGGTATTTTACTTCAAATATCATAGGATCTAAAGACGGGTATACTATATTGCTTTTAGTAGCTCCTTCTATATCGTAATCAAAAGAAGAATAGTTACCGCCCACTTTAGTTTCTAATTTTACACTCTGTACTGTCTGTACTCCTTTCACCCTGTCTAAGACTGTATATATGTTAGAAAGGTTAATTGGTTGGTTAATAGACCACTTATCGATGTTAAAATAGTCTTTCAACACCTCAGTACATTTTAATATTACTTCTCTAGAATTATAACTAGGTAGGGTAATAATATCAAATTTTACACCTACATTAATTACAAACGCATCTTTAATCGTACATCCATCAGTAAGAGGTTTAAATTCTGAAATGTATATTTTCAGGTTATCTTTCAATTCAGGAGATGCTTGTACTACTTTCTTATCATTATCATATGCTAGAACATATAAACATACCCCAAGAGGGTTATATATGTTAGAGTCTGCTGAAGGAATATTGGCATCTGTTGTAACGTAGGCTTTTGCTATAGAGCCTAAAGTAGTGGGTAGAGTCATAGCTCTAAAAGCATAATCTTGTTTAGTAACTATTCTACCTTGCTCGTTAAATGCTCTTAAAGAGTTCTGTCTGATTTCTTCAACAGTGTCTCCGTCTTTACCGCCAGTAGCAGGTTGCGGATTAGTAAACGCTAGAGTACTTTGGTAGGTGTTATCTGTAACTGATACTGTTATGGCTTCCTGTCCTACTAGCGTATTAGCTTCTATATTAGAGGCAATACCCCCTCCTTTTATGTATCTAACTGTAAGGGTGGTATTAGAGGGTGCATTACCGTATGAAGAGCTAAATAAGAAATTAGAAGGATCGTAGGCGTAGTCTGCTCTCTTTATACCCTGATTTGTTCCTGAACCTACGTTTGTAGGATTTGGTAAAAATGTATCGTCGTCTGATGTAGACATACCTGCACCAAATTGAATTTGAAGCTGTCCAGTAGAGTTAAATCTAGTTACAAACCTATTAGGAGTTCTAGTAGCTGTTAATAGGTATGGTACTTTATCTGAATTGTTTCCTGTATTAACCGCTTCTGTAAATACTGTGTCTTGGCCAAGATAAGGTACTTCTGTCCAGGTATTGTTATCACTGTCTGTTATATCTAGTATGCCGATTATATCTTCATCGTCTACAGTAAGAGTTAAAAACTTACTTGCACTTCCTACAGTAAATGTTTTAGATACAATTTCTCCAGATTGAGCTTTAACAGTCTTTTCGAGCTCGTACTCAGTTGGGTTCCCATTGCTATCTATACTATAAATTGTAGCTAGAGTAGGGGAATACGAGCTAGAAAAAGAGAAATCTACTTTATCCTGTAAAATGAATTTTTGCTCACCGGCAGATAGAACTCCATTATCAGAAACTATAACTGCTTGATCGTAATCAGGTAGATAATTTGATCCTGAGGCTGCAACTCTTTGTGTAACTTTTACGTCTACTGTCGATGCTGTTGTTACTCTGGGTTTGTATCCCATCATATAGGCCATTGCGTATAGGTTGCCAGGATCTTGAGCGTACTGTAGGAATGTTTCTTGAAGTTGGCTGTCTTGATAAAAAGAAAGGATATCTCCTACATAGGCAGACATCTCCATAAACATCATGCCTGGTGATGTAGGTGAAAAGTCGTTATAGGTATCCGGAAAGTAGTTCTTAGTTAACTCTACTAGCTGGTTCCTTAAATTGGAGAAGTTCTTATCTGTGTATTTTATTTTAATATCTTGAGCCATTATTGTTCAAAATTTATAGTTATTTCGTCTTCAACTTGAGTATCTACTATTCTAAAGTTCATAGTAAAACTTACTATATTAGAATCCGGGGCTCCTTGTACGCTTAGATTTAATATTTCTAATTTAGGGAAATACCTATCAAGAGCATCTCTCATTAAAAATTCAAGTTCACTTAAATTATCTCTATTAATATTTTCAAATATTAAATTCCTTAACCCAGAACCAAAAGTAGGGTTAAAGTACCTTTCTCCTTTACCCGTAAGTATGTAGTTAATAAGGTTAGCTTTAATAGCATCCTTAGTTTGAAACGTAGAATTAAATACAGCCTTACCTGAAAGAGGTAGTGCAACTCCTATAGCTTTTCTAGGCTGTAGGTCTAAAGGGTTTATTTTCTTCGCTTCAAACGCCATCTTATCTTATTCCTTGTTGTTTTTCATTAGATAAATCTAAAACAGCTTTTGCTTTATTAACAAAATCTAAATTAGAAATATCGATACCTGGTTGTCTACCGGCATTCATACTCATCTGATTAGCCATTGTAGAGGCCATATTAGGCATGCCTGTAACCATGTCAGATGTACCTGTGAATACATTTTTATACTCTTCGTTAGTCATAGACTTTTTAGTCATTTCTAACATTTCGTCAATAGAAGTTTTTCCTGCCACCGGATTCATTTTAGATGGCTTTGGTGCTTCTACTTTAGTCTGCTTGTGCTCTACTACAGGTGCACTAGCATGTTTAACCGCTTCATTAAGGATGTCCTGTAACTCTTCCTTAACGGCAGATCTCACTTCTTCTCGTATAATTTTACGTAATTGATCTAGTTTCATATTAATAAATAGTTAAGTTATGGAAGTTGATTATTAATTCTAAATTTTATTTCATCTATCAATACTCTTGTAGATGAACTAAATGATGAAGGTCCTCTCATTACTACAACTCCGTTTTCATTTTCTACTTGAGCATACCTTCTTTTTGCAAATCCAGGAGAGTTTTTATCTTCTTGAATTGTTATTGTATAGTTTTTATAGAAGTATTTACCTGACCCGTCTGTGCTACCTGTTCCTATTCCAGAGTTAGAAGGCAAGTTTTCTATAAGTGTAAGTATTTCTGCTTTTTGGTCTTGAGGTAATTTATCTACACATTCAAAAAGCTTTATATCTATACTTTGAAGTCTCTGTCTGACAGGAGTTAAACCGTCTGTGGCTATACTGGTTAAATCTCTAATTGCCTTAACGTCTTTTTCTAATAAGTCTACAATTTGACAAGCTAAATTTAAAAGTTGAGCAAATCTATTAGTAGCTCCTGTAGTTTGTGAATAAATAACACCTCCTGATGGTCCTGGTGGAAGACCTATTGTTGTAGGTAGGGGAAGCTGTTCTAGTATAAGTACTGTAGCTTTTGCAGCATCGATAGGAGGCACTAAGTCGTCAGCAAACTTTTTGACAGGTTCAACCTTCTTTTCAACCCCATTGATCATGTTTATTAGATTGTCTCTAATAGCTAGAAGCTTTTTTATCTCTTCTACAGGAGGACATATCTGCCCTGCTAACTGCTCTATTATCTTATTTACTTCTTCGTAAACTTTAGAGATAACATATGCTTCAGCTTTCGCTAAATATTTCGCTATAAATTCGGCTAACGCCGATGGAGGTATACTACACGGCATTATTCAATATATAATTTTTTAGACTTAAGATTACTATTACCTTTCGGATTAAGTTTATTTTTCAGTTCTTTAAAAACTACTTGAGAGGAATTACCTCTAAGGTTAATTGTTGGAACAGGTTTTCCGTCCACTGTTTTAGCTGCTCCCATTGCTTTAGAGACAGCTATCAATTGATCTAATATATCTTGCAAGAATGCTTCCATTCTATGACCCAATACTGCTGGTTGTTTGTTAGCTCCTTGATTTGTTCTAGCTTTTACTCCTAAGTAAATTTTATCAGCATCAGCACATATGTACTCATTTCCGTCTATATTTACCGTTGTTGAGTTTAAGCCTATAGAAGTATTGCTTGATAATAAAATGTCGCTCTGTCTAGCGTTTAACGTTAACCTGTCGCTATTAAATAGTAGTTGAGAACCCTTGTAGTTACTAGGAAGTTCCGGGGAGTTATCGTAAGAATCTCTTTTATCATTAGCTAAGGTTAACGGTATGGTATTATTAGATGTAAAGTAAATTGAAGATGGATCTTCATTAATATCTTCTACTAAGTGAGTAAAGCCGTCTTCAGTTTTTCTTTGACCGTTACTCAAAATGATTAGTGGTCTGTTAATATTACTTTCATCTGTAAAAGGTGATTTCTCTGATATGCCTCCGGCAAACCTAATAGACTGTCCTAACCTACCTTCTAAGATCATATCACCAGGAAATGGTTGTAATGGAGCTATCTTATCGTCTAGGTTTATACCTTTGCCTATATTAACTGTAGGTGGTTGGTCTTTACCTTTAACGGGTATAGCGTTATGATGAGGGTGATTCCATATAGCATACGGAGTAATATAATAATACCTACCTTCTCCTGAGCCTTCGTCTACTAAAGGGTCTGGTCCTTTGGTTAAGAAAACTATTTCATTTTTTAAAGGAAGAAGTTTTTGGTAGCTACTAATAGGGTAAGCTTGGCCAGTAAATTCCTGTTCACCGTCTTCTGTTGTATCAAGACCGGTTTCAGTAATAAGCCTATAAAATATCATACCAATACTGTTAGGGCCGTCGTAGTTATCATACTCTGGGTGATCACTGTCAAGTATAATATCGATGACTCTAGCAGGACCAATAGAATCCTTCTGTATATCTTTTATACTAGAAGGTGTTGATCTAGTGCGAAAATTATAGTCTACAAAGCTCATTCTTCGTCTTCTTCTTCGGAAACGTTTTTAACCTCTTCTTTAACCTCTTCAGATTCCTCTAGTAAGTCTTGAAGTTCTGAGAAGTCAAACATCTCATTGTCACTTCCTTTAGCGGATATTGCTTCTAGTCTCTGTATTACCTGAGCTAGTTTAATTAGGTGTTCGTCGTTTTTAACACCTATCTCCATATACTCTTTAATCATAGGGACAATAAGAGTTGCATCTCCTATGTTTTCGATAAGAGGTTTTAATTCACCGATTAATGCTTTTACTTGAGATTTAGTCTCCTTAGAATTATCGTATATTTCGCCGAAAAGATCAGATAAAGACTTCCCTTTAAATATTTCTTTACTGCTATCCATAATAAGTCTTTTATTAATAAATAGATTTAAAGTGCCTTTGTGCGAATAAGTCCTTGCTTATAGTACTCATTATAAGATACATAGAACTCTTCTTTTAACTTATTTACTACTTTTGTTAGGTGAGGAGTTTCACAGTCAGTCATTTCTCTGATGTATATGTATAGAGCTTTTTTCTTAAATATATCTAAATCTTGTCTTGTTTTAAATATGGTAAGTATAGCGTCTGCTATCTTTCTCTCACTTTCTTTTACAAAGAGTTCTTCTAAATCTTCATACATCTCTTCAACATATATATCTAAAAACTGCCCTAGAGTAATAGATCCTTCTTCTTCTATATCAAATTTAGTTTCATACCCATCGTACATTTCATCAAACGTACCAATCTTTTTAAGGTTTTTATAGTTTTTATTATTATAGTTAATTAACCACCTTTTAACTATAGTACCAAAATATGAATAAGCTTTAGCGCCATTAGTAGGATCAAACTTCATAATCTTTTCCTCTAATAACATTGAAACTATCTCATGCTTTAGATCCTCTATTTTATCTACATCTGTGTAGTAGAATTTAAAGGTATGTATAATGTTTTCTGCTAACTTATAGAAGGGAAAGTAGATGTGTTCTGTAAAGATACTGTTCCTATAAGTGTTATCTGTAGATTCGTTGTATTTGACTATATACTCTTCGGTTTCTTTAGTAAAGTAATTAGCCTTGCTCTTCTTTCTTGCCATAATTCTCGGGGAGCATGTATCGGTCTAGCTCTTTTTGTACTAGTTGTAGTTGTTCAAAAAAATAACCGACCTCATCATCTGATTGAAAGACCCCTCGTTCATCAAGCCTGTTAAGGTGCTTTTTAGAATCCCCTATTAAATTAGAGATATTTTGAAGGTACTGTGTTTGATCTACAGTAACATCTTCGTATTTCTCTACTTTTAACATAAGGTTTCTTATAATATAAGATAAAATAAGTATAATTCCAACTGATATTCCGGAAATTATGTAAAATGTTGTAGGAGTAATGTCCATTTTATAAGTTTTTTAACATATTTGTGAGACCTTCCGACGAGTTAACTCTTTTTCCTGTGGAAGACTTAGTTTTTTGTGTTTTTGGTGCTGTTGAACCTCCATTTGCTAGCCATTTGTCGTATTCTACCTTAGAAGCTAAAAAGTCTGCTGAATGTAATATGTTAACTATAGAGGTTTTCATTCTAGCATTAGGGTTATTGCTGAAGAAATAAGGTTTATTAGCGTCGGAAAACACTCCATCGTGTAGTTTAATAGCTAAATACTCGTTTTTAGTAACTTTTATACCATATTCCTGTAGAGTAAATAAAGATCTGTCTGGAACTAGCATAAAATCAAGCTCACCGTTAGGAGTATACATTTCATGTAGCTTATCTTGCCTCCATTTATCAGTCTGAGGTAGGTATGAGGCGTGGTTTTTATCACCTATTTTACCTAAATCATGGAAAATAGCAGAAAAAACAAGCTCTTCCTCAGTAAAATCGATAGTTCCCCCCATTTCCTTATAAAGTTTCATCTGTTTAACAGCATACTCTACAACTCTATTAACGTGATCAACATATCCACCGGGAAAAGCATTATGGTACCATGATTTTCCACTAGCAGGAGCCATAACATAGGTACCCTCTAAGTCTTTTAACATATATTTAACTTGAGTACTACGTTCTCCTATGTAGTGGTCTACGATTTTAAGATGTTTTTCGTAGTTCTTTGCAATTTGTTCTGCTGTCAATGACATATAGTATTCCTTTTTTAATAACTAATTAATTATAACATATATAATTATATATCTATATATAAAAATATAATAAAATATAAATAAATAATAACTTATATATTATATATTATTGAAGATAATAAAAATAATGCAGAAAGGCAACTTTTATTCAAAGTATTTTCTTTTTTCTGTGTTTCTCCACTTAGACTGACTAGGATATCTTACAAAATACACTAAAACGTCGGCCTGATAGCGGTATTTCGTAAAAAATATAGTTTTATCCGCTGTATATCTACGACTTGTTAGGTACCAACTTGCTTCACTACTTTTAACTCTATGTGGATAAGGTGCTAAATAAATTAATACATCGGCTTGATTAGGATAAGCCACCGTGTACACCTTAATATCTGCCTGGTATGGGTGTTTTACTTTGAAAACCTGCTGCGCATTTGCATTAAATACAAAAAAGAAGCAGAAAAGCGTGGTAATACGTTTCATATAATGTTTTTGAGCGAAGCCGCCGCGCGAAACGCGCGCAAGTTGCACCGCGATTTATTTATATATCCTTTTAGCTCTTATGTATACCTTTAGTTTATCAGTTAAGTACTTAATTAGCTCACCAGTTGGGTTATTGGCAAGGTATCTTAACTTAGATTTTTCAGGTATCGATCTCATTACTCCTCTTTAGGGGTTATACCGTTTACCTATACGGTTTATAACAGCCTTAGCCTCATCTACAGTTACTCGGAAGAACTCTCTATTCTTATTTACTCTATACGAGTCAAGGTATCCGTGAACCTCTTGCTCTAGATCATGACCATTGTAACAAGGGTAGGCGTATTCGACAACGAAATCCATAGCGACACCGGTAGCGGCATTGATTTGCTTGGCTCTTTTATCAGGCATGTTCTTTGTAAAACCTATCTTACATAGACCAGGCATAGATTCATTAGTAAGTACATATACGTATTGTTTATCAGAATTAGGCGTATATTGTAATGTTCTGGATCTATTCGTATAGTACGTTACTGATTCCCAACCATCACTTGCAGGGTACTTCGTACCAATACTGGGAGTTAAAGTAAAATAAGCGGGTTCGGCTCCGGTGTAATCATCAGAGACTTTGATAAACTGTTGAGCTTCCTGCTCAGTAATCCTTTTAATACTCATTACGCCACCCATTTAGCTTCTTCAATCCACCTTAGAGCCGTTTCTCTATTACTAGCTCCGGCATTTATTGCTGCACTAATAGCAGCTTCTTCCTCCTCCATAGCGGCATTAGCCTCTTCCTCACAAATACCACTGAAGAAATTAACCTCTTTAGCTAACTCCTCCCAACTCATAGAAGCCCAATCCGTATTTCTAACACGGAAACCATAAGCTTCCTTAGAAAGATCAGAGATCCACAACAAACAATCGTTAAACTCTTCTTGACTTTTAATTTCGAACGCCATAACCTTTATTATCTAATTTCTATACTTAAATATACGAAAAAAAAGTCAGTTAGGCAACTATTTTAGTATGTTTTTTGCCTCTTCTAGCACAAGCATTTGTATATACTCTACTATTTTACCGCATTTTTCATACTGTTCTATAGTTTCAAAATATCTTAGTAGTTCATTTAAAGCCTCTCCTACCTGTTTCTTTTCAAAAGAATCACCAATCTTGTATATATTCTCAATAGAATTAAGGTTTATACGTAGTAAATAACCGTAAAGCTTGGTATAATATTTATATTTAATAGTAGGCTCTACTTTTTTAAACTCTTTAGGAAAGTTCTTAAAGTACATCATACACATTAACTGGTAGTTTTCAAGACCTCTCATAACCATATTCATAAGAACAAACGGATTCTTAAGAACTTCTAATTCTCCATGTTCTTTATACACTTCTTCATCTCCTTGCTCGAAGATACTGAATAGAGTATGTGGGTCTAACTTATGCATATTGCCATTTACTATAAATATAGCAATAATAACCCCTATAGGCAAAAAATTTTGCCGAAAAATTTCCCCGGGATTATTGGCCTTTCTGCCAAAAAGTTCTTATATTATTAGAAATAACAGGTTGATATATGTCTAAACTAGAAGATTTACTGTATTCTGCTGAAGAGCACGGCAAAAGAACAGATTTACTCCAAAGAGTAGGAGAGATAAGAGTAAATAATCCCAGAATGAAGTTAGAAGACGTATACGAAAAGGCCTATAAAGAGATAATGCATACATAATGGAGAGAGAGGACTGTTGTATATGTGGTGGTTTATTACCCGATTTAGGTCATAACCCGTATCCGCTTAATAATGGAGAGGGAAGGTGTTGTAGTACGTGTAATATGAAGTATGTTATACCGGCTAGAATATATGAATCTCAAATGTAATGAGGAGAGTATGAGAATATTTATAACAATATATACATATATATTACTATATACCGAAAAATTAGCAGAATTATGCGAACTAGTATGGCAGAATTTTGCAGATTACCAACCCTTTAGGGAACTTTACTGTCAGTTTACTGTCAGTGTTATATCAAGGTGATGTCTAGCTTACCTCACTTTTCACTCACCCAACTTGCAAGTAGCGATACAATTGTCAGTAAGCCGAAGAAGCAGAAGGCCTCTAGTGGATGGTTCATAAGAGCAAGGATACCTCTAAAGAAGAACTTGATAGCCGGGCCTACCATAAGAGCTAGTGATAGGAAGGCTATTATAGCTCCAGCCCACATACCTATATTGATTAACTTATCTTTATTCATTGTACTATTGATTTAGGTATTAATAGAAGAAGGCATTCCACATTATACTGATAGGCATCTTATGGACACCACGTCTAGGTTCTATATGTTTATTACTCTCATAACGGCCTCTCTCATCCATATATGTACAGTAACCCTTTTCCGGATACACTCCGATAAGCTTACTACATAGGGTAGGAGCGAAGTTATTACTAAACAATTGACCCTTTACACCTTGTAGGTCCTTAACCTTTTGACTGTCGTAAATGTTGAACATCATAACCTTTATTGCTTTATTACATAGTAAATATACGAAAAATATCTCTGTTAGGCAACTATTTCCCCAACATATTCTAAGTTATTTACCTTAACTATTTCCATCTCATATAGAGGAAAGTTGTAAGTAGTCTTCTGAGACATCATATCGAAAGTATAAGCCTTAGCCTGAGTATTAGTCAGAGAGTCTATATTCATACCATCTATAGCCCAGACATCATCCTTATGTATACTATATGTAGGACCTGAATGCTTATATATAGAACATTTGATCTTATACTGTCTAGGTTTACCATTATAGTCTGTACCATAGATAACCTTAATAGACTCGTTATTGCCTAATGCCTTGATGGCCTCTAACAATTCTTTACTTGCTTTTACTTTCTCTGAATACGTCATAACCTTTATTTCTTTAACCTTTATATCTAAATATACGAATAAAAACGCATATAGGCAACTATTTTTACGGTTTTTTTAGTAGGTCTGGTGAGATTTTTTTCCTATATAGAGAATTTTTTTCCGGAGGGGGGTGCATGCCTTAACTTCTATCCTTTCTCTCCACACATCCTACCTATTATTTTCTATACAACCTATATATCTTTATATCAATCTATAAGTATATCTCTATATGTATATATACACTCGGTATTATTAATAGGCTTTATGTCTAATGAAGGCTTATAATCGTTTGTCTCTCTTTGTATGATTGGTTCTCTCTTAGTATCTATCAAGTAATGATACCAAGTATTGATCAAAATCGTACACTCTCAGACATAATAATACCCAGTCTTCTCCTATATCAGATATATGCCTCTACTCCAGGTAATCCCGAATAATAATCCCACTTGTATGTAGGTTTGGTGGAAGACGGATGAACGTTAGTGAAATCCGCGCGTGGCGACCTTCGGTCGAGAGAGGAGAAAAGCGCCCCCTCACTCTCCCTCAAGCTATCCATATCAAACCCCCACCCTTCTAATTGTTCTTCTATACTCATAACTTATTGTTTAAATTTATTATAATAAAATCCTTTTTGAAAATCTTTACCTATTGCCTTATTAGAGTATACACATAAGTAAGCTCTTCTAATACTATCTGAGTTATTCTTAAATGATCTATGTAGTGTAAAGCCGTCTATCATTAATATGTCTCCTACTCTAGGGTATAACCTTATCCATTCTTCATCATATACTTCTATAGCTCCATTACTATCCGTAAAGTCATCTAAAACAAGCATACAGTTTATAGTAGTTAGTTCTTTATCATTAGGTGTTGGGCCAAATTGATTATCATAATGAGGAGTAAATACAAAGTTCTCATTAGGTTCCTTAACAACTATTTGATCATTAAATAAAAATGGATCCGGTATATACTCCGTAATTAGATCAAACATAAATTGAGAAGTATAAACATCATATAAGTTTTTATTCTCTAAATCGGAACTAATCGGACATTTAGAAGCCATATCTAATCCTTGCCAATAGACTCCCGAACCATTAGATTTTGTTTTACCAAGATAGGGTTTAGTTCTATCTTTAATAATAAGAGTATATTCTTGAAGGTACTTAATTACTTCTGAAGGTATAATATTTCTTATTAACTTATATTTCATATTTTATCCAGCTTGTATCCTTAAATATTTTATCAGGCTCTCCTAATGTATCGTCTACAGCTCGTATTACTCCAGGCCACTCTTTATAGTAATCATGGCCACCTATACACCCTCTTTTTTTAAGTTTAGGTAAATATAGTTCTATATCTCTTTTTACATCTTCGTATGTATGATTGGCATCAATATAAATAAAATCAAAATACCCATCTTTAAACTTATTCACTACATTATAACTATAATCTTTATGCAGGGTAATACTATTAAAAAATCTCGTGTTTACTTTAAATTCATCGTAGACAAAGTCCCAAGTATAAACATTATCGTAATTAAATTTTTCATGGCCACTAAACGGTTCTACACAATGTATTTCATCAAATGCATTCGATGCTGCAAATAAGAAAGATGATTCACCCATATAGGAACCAATTTCTAACATTTTCATTCGTGGAGGCGGCCAGTTACCGTTTGATTGATACCAGATAAAATCTTGAATTAAGTGAGTAAGCCCAAAGAAATGTGCATTTATACTTTCTGAATGCCAATCTACGTTAAAGCGTTGAGTATTAAGTGTTGAATATTTATTAACTACCCCCATCCTCTTCCGCTCTTAATCATAGCCTTGATGCGCTGCTCTTCTAACCAGCCAAGGAACTTCCATAAAGCTTTTAACTTCTTAAACATTGATACCTTTTCTTACTATTGTAATAAAATCTAATAGGTCTTGATACTTATGATATCTTATAGAAGGATCTTCAAATAACTCTACATACCATTTATTATCTATTACCTCTGTATCGGCTGGACTTATAAGGCTTATACCTCTTTCTACTCCAAAGTCCATATCGTAATAATAGAAAGCTTCATCACCGCTCTCCTCTTTACTCACATCTGTTCTTTTAAAGCCTAAACTAATTAAATCTTGTTCTTTCATTCTACTTCGTTTAAATCTACGTTATTATCAATCATAAGATTATTTAAAAACTCTCTTGCGTCTTTTAATGCTTCAAGTACTTCTTCATTAGTATCATCTGGTGCATACTTAGTGTTTCTACGAAGGTATTGGTTCATCTCCCAACAAACGTGTTTCCAATCACCACCTTTAATGGCGTTGTTGAATTCGGGTTGGTCTTCCGGTAAATTAAATTCTAAGATTGCTTTCATTTCTCTTTGGTGTTAAATACAATGGTCAACCAATGGATAATCATTTTCATTTTTATAATCAAGACCAAGTGTAATATCATCTTTAGTGG